CGGCATCGACAACGCCCTCGGTCGCTTCAGCCGAATTTGGTTTGGCTCGACCAGCGGGAAGGCGTCCCTAATGGGCGAGATCGCCTTCAACGACACCGAGCGTGGTCGCCGCGCCGAAGGCATGGTTTCGCGCGGCGAGATCAAGGGCATCTCGGCCGGCTACACCGTCCGCGAGTGGGAGATCACCGACAAGGATGGTCGTGTGGTTGACCCCGAAGTCGAGCGCATCCGTTACGACGAGGAGTACACCTTCACCGCGACGCGCTGGGAATTGCTTGAGGGTTCACTCGTGAGCGTTCCCGCTGACGCGCCGTCAATGATCCGCTCCATGACGTTTGGCAGCGGTGAAGACCGCAGGCTTCCGAAGGCCGAGGCGAGCCCCGTTGGACACACCAAGGAACTCTTGGCGCACATACATCGCAACAACATCCGCTTCATCAACGGGGATGCGTCTTGCGACGTGACGTTCGACCGGGACGGCACGGTCATCATTAACAACCGACCTGGCGTCGCGATGCCAGCAGCCAGTTCAAACAAGCATAACGAGGAAGCGCGGGCTCGCATGCAGGCCCGTCAGCGAATGATCGACCGCATGCGCGAGTAAGCCTCGCTCCCAATCAACGTCCACCTGTGTTGTGCCCGGCTCGCGAAAGCGTCGCCGGGTTTTTTGTAACCGCCCTCCGCCTTTCTCGGGCCGGGCACAATCCTGATGAAGGAACCCACGATGAAACTGAAGATGCTCCGCGCGAAGCTGAAGCGGCTTGAGGGTCAGGCCCGCGCCAAGATCAACGAGATCACGGACAGCACGACCGACGCTGATCTGGAGCGCATCGATGCCGAGCACCGCGCCCTTGCTGCCCAGATTGACGCCCTGAAGGCGGAAATCCGCGCCGCCAAGGACAAGGATGGCGAGGACGACGAAGGCACCGAGCGCGCCCGCGACGGCAAGGATGACGAGCCCACCGAGGACGACGACGAGGACGATGAAGAAGACGACGAGGACGCCGACAAGGACAAGGGCAAGAAGCGGGGCAAGCGCCGCAACGCGCCGGCCGCGACGATCCTGTCCCGCTCCGCCGTGATCGAGCTGGGCCTTGTCTTCGAGCAGGCTCGTGGCCTCGGCGTCGATCTGGGCTCCCTGCCCGACGCGATTACCAAGAACGAAGCCCCCGACGCGGCCCGCAAGCGCATGTTTGACGAACTCGCCAAGAAGTCCAAGGACGCCGGCCCGCGCGGCGGCGGCAGCGGCAACGATCGCGTGGAGATCGTCCGCGACGAGCGGGAGGGCGTCGTGGAGTCGATGCAGCTCGCCCTCGTCAATCGCCTGCTGCAGAGCCGTGGCTCCAGCATGGCGATCAACTATGAGCCGAAGGGCAACAGCCAGCACGCCGTTCGCGAGCGTCAGTGGTTGGAGCAGCACCGCAAGCAGTCCGAGCAGTACATGGGCATGGGCATCGTCGAGATGGCCGCTCAGTCCATCGGCTATCGCGGTCGCAACAACTTCCTGACCGCTTGGGACGCCAATGTGATCTTTGAACGTGCGTTCAATACCACCTCGGACTTCCCCTCCATCTTCATGAACGCGCTGAACAAGGCACTGCTGGCCCGCTATCAGCTGCACATGCCGACGTATCGCGAGATCGCGGCGGAACGCACCTTCGTCGATTTCCGCCCGCATCCGCAGGTCCGTGCTGGTGACTTCCCCACTCTGCAGGAGGTGAAGGAAACCGGCGAGTTGGCGTACGGGTCGACGACCGACAACAATGAGCCGATTTCGGTCAAGGCTTACGGCATCGTCTTTGGCATCTCCCGAACGATGCTGGTCAACGACGATCTCGGTGCCATTGACCAGATCCTCGGCTCGGCCGGCGACATGGTGCTCGTCTTCGAGAACACCACGTTTTACAAGATGTTCTTGTCGAACCCAACGCTCAACCAGGACGGCACGGCTGTGTTCGCGGCGGGGCACAATAACCTCGGCGCCGGTGCTGATCCGAGCGTCGCCGCCATCGGCGCGGGCCGTCAGGCTCTCCGACAGATGACGACGATCAGCGGCAACCTGATCAACGTGCCGCCCTCGATGATCCTCACCGGTCCGGCGCAGGAAACCAACGCCGACCAGATCGTGGCGACCATCACTCCGACCCTCACCACGTCGGTCAACCCGTTCTCGGGTCGCCTGCGTTCGGTCTCGGACGCGAACATCCCAGACAACTCTTGGTACCTGATGGCCGAGCCCGCCCGGGTCCCCTGTTTCATCTATGGCTTCCTCGCTGGTTCGGGCGGCCCCCGCACTCGCACTTACGAGCCGTTCGGTGTCCAGGGCGTGAAGGTTTCGCTGGAGCACGACTTCGGCTGCGGCGCGATCGACTATCGCGGAGCCTACAAGGTCCCGGCGCACTAAGCGCTGACACGACACGCCCGGCCATTTGAGCCGGGCGCGGTCCGTTTGCGGCCTCTCTTCTAATTCCTCCGAAACAAGGAACACCACAAATGAAAAATCAGGTTCAGAAGGGTGATGCGGTCAACGTCACCCTCACTGCGGCCATTACGTCCGGATCGGGCCTGCTGCTCGGCGCGATGTTCGGCGTGGCTGCGGTAAACGGCAATATCGGCGACGTGATCGCGTTGTGGCTCGTCGGCGTGTTCACCCTGAACAAGAACAGCGCCGAAGCGTGGACGCTCGGGCAGGCGATCTATTGGGACCCCGTCGCGAAACAGTGCACCGTCACCGCCACCAACAACGTCAAGATTGGTGTCGCGACGGCGCCGGCAGCGAACCCGTCCGCGACCGGCAACGTTCGCCTGAACGGCGCCTTCTAAGCGCCGGTTTGATCCTCGGGTAACGGCGGCGCCGACGCGCCGCCGTTTGATTTATGCGTGGCGGGAAGGTCTTGTGGGATGGCGGGCGAGCAAGGCTTCAATGCCGCGACGAAAGTTGCCGCACTTGATACGAAGGTCAGTGCGCTCGACCGCGATGTCCGGCAGATCAATGATCGCATCACCGGGCTGGAAACGAAATTCGATAACGTCGCAACATCGCTCTCCCATGAATTCCGCGACGGCCTCTCCCTTCTCACCAAACAGGTCAGTGATAGGGGCAGCACGAAGTGGAGCGTGATCTTCGCCGGACTCGGCGTCGGTCTTACGGTCATCGGCATGATCGGCACCCTTGTTTGGTATCCGGTCTCGACTGGTCTGGCTGAAGCGAAAGCGAATATCCGCCGCATTGAAGACCGCGACTACGCAGAGAAGCAGAAGCAGATCGATCTCCTCCGCAGCGAGAACCGCTACCTGCGGCACAAGTCGCAGACGCCGGACGATCAATGATCAATTTCGATGCGCTCGTCTTGGCGCCGGCAATGGACGCATTCGCCAAGCCGGTCACCGTGACGCCTATCCGATCGCAGCCGACCGCTGCTCCCTACCCCGCTCGCGGAGTCTGGGAGATCGCGAGCGTCGCAATCGTCACCGAAGATGGTGGCCAGTTCTCTAATCGCACCATCAAGCTCGGCATCCGAATGTCGGAGTTCGCTGTGCTCCCTGTCCAGGGCGACTGGATCACCACCAAGGTGCAATACCTTCCGCTCGCATACACCGACCGCCTGTCGTTGGACCCGAATTCGACGATGGACTTCATCATCGATGATGAAAATCCGGACGGTCAAGGCGGCTGCTCGCTGACGCTGAAGAGGGTCACGTCGTGAGCACCATCGCAACGTACATCCGCGACGCGATCTTCAAGCGCCTGACGACCAGCGCCTTCGATTGGAAATCAACGCGCAAGACGCCATTCCCGACGATGCAGATCGGTAACGCACCAGCGCTCGGCGTCTTCCTGCTTCGTGAAACCTACAATCCTGATGGCGACGCGAACGTCGGCCCGCCGCGCTACATCGTGGATGCCGTATTCGGGATCGCCGTAGTCGATCTCGCGAGCAAGCCCGCTGTGCTTGAAGGCTCTGTCGATCAGGCAGTCGATAACATTCTCGACACCTTGCTGAGGGATCACACCTTCATCGATCTCCGCTGGACCGACAACAGCCAGCTGCTCGACAGCATCCCCACCATCACGCGCGCCTACAACTTCCCGAACGTCGGCGACACCTATTACCTCGAATGTCGCCTGCAGATGACGATCCGTTATTTCTGTTACTTCGATCCTGTCGCGCCGAATGCGCTCACTACGGTCGCCGTGCACAGCTCGAAAATCGACAACACCGCCGCTTCCGGTCAAGCGGTCATGACAATTCCATTGGAGCAGCGATGAAAACCGTGATGGTTTACCCGACCACCAAGAACGCGACGAACATCAGGCATCCGTCGAACGGCGTGAAGCTGAAGGAGGCGGGAAGCGAATGGCCGAATGACGGTTTCACCGCACGCATGATCTCCGATCAGGCCGCGACGCTCGACGCAAGCCAAGCATACAACGAGGAAGCGCCGGCTCCAGCGCTGCCGTCTGCCGATCCATCTCCGGAGTCCCCGGCGACGCCGGCCGCTTAAGAGAGCCCCTCCCCACCAAACCACATCGCCGATCTGTGCGCCGCGCCTCCTGACGGAGCGCGCAGCTTTCGGCGTTCGCACCTCCTTTCCCCACACGTTCGGAGAACGAAATGACCGTTAGCACCGGCATCCCCGAGTCTTGGAATTTGCCGCTCTTCTGGGCCGTGGTTGACGGCACCAAGGCAGGCAACCTGTCGGAGAGCGGTCGCGCGCTGCTCGTCGGCCAGTACAATTCGACCATCGGCACGGCACAGGCGAACGTGCCTGTTCCGGTTGGATCGCTTGCGCTTGCCGGTCAGCTGTTCGGCGTCGGATCGCAGCTTTACCTCATGGTGAAGGCGTTCCTCGCCTGCAACGCGACGCAGCAGCTCTGGGCTGTGCCCGTTCCCGATGGCCCGGGCCAGCCGGCGACGGCCACGATCAGCGTCACCGCCGGCAACGCGGCGGGCCTGCTCACTCTTTATATAGGGGGGCAGAAGGTTCAGGTTTCCGTAGCATCGACCGATACCGCGACCCAGATCGCGGCGAACCTCGCGGCGGCGATCAACGCCCTTCCCGAGATGCCCACCACCGCTGCAGCGGCCGGCAACATCGTCACCTTGACGTGCGACTGGGCTGGGCTCACCGGCAACGACATCAACGTCATCCCGAACTACCTCGGCATCTTCGGAGGCGAGACCTTCCCAGCCGGCTTGTCACTCGCCATGAGCAAGTCCCAGGCAGCCACGACCGCTGGAACCGCCACGGGAAGCCCCACGCTGACGTTCGGAGCGAACAACGTGCCGTCGAACGTCGGTGCAGGCGACACTGCATTCGACAAGACCAGCAGCGCTGTGATCGGCACGGTGCTGTCCGTCAACGCGGGCGCGGGCACCGTCACGCTGACGGCAAACGCCGCGTCCGCCGTCACATCGGGCGATGTCATCGTCTTCCGGACGACCACCGGCAACGGTCAGCTCGCTGGCGGTACCGGAGAGCCGACCTTTACCTCGGCCATCTCGGCGGTTCAGTCGCTCGATTTCGACTATTGCGCCGTGCCGCACACCGATGCGGCTTCAATGGCGGCGTGGAATATCGAGTACGG